TCCATCATCATTTTACGAAGATTTTCGTAAGATTCTGAATCTAGAAAATCATCATAAACCTTCAGTCGCTTCATCTGCTTCCTTCAGTAAGTTTGACACATATTTCTCTGTGCCATCCATAGTCTTTACCGCAAACAAATTAGATTTCATATATTTCTTAGTCTTCTTATACTTCTTGATGAGTTTTGCATACTCTTCAGTATTCATCTCAACTTTACCTTTTTTGGCATCACCACTGAATTTACTTCCAGAAACGTTTCTGCCATCTCCCATAGGAGAGGATCCTGAATATTCACCCATTTTTCTTCTTCTGTGGTTTTTTAGGTTTCTTCTCTGCCTGTGGTTTAAGCATCTTATCTGACCAGAGTTTAGGGTTCATTTGCCCTTCAGTCTGTTTCCAATTCTTCAAACCTTTCTTATACTTATCATAGTAATGGTCAAACATTTCTACCTGTTTCTGACATAAAGTAATGTCATAACAAGTCTTGTCAGACTTCTTACCATCTACCTCCACTTCCTTAACATACTCTACGAGATATGCTGTATAAGGGAGTTTTTTGTCTTGGGCTAGTTTAGGATCACAATCTTCGTGTATGATGTTCAACTGCGGTTCCCCCAAGTGATTTCTGGCCATGTTTCTGATACCAACTCCTTAGTTATACCATACTTAGTCTGAAGTTTCTTATCTTTAACTAGAATAAGAATCTCAGCCTCAGGTTGTGGCAAAGTTTGAAGAAGGTTAATAAAAATACTTTCTCTCTTTATCTTATTAAGTTGGTCGTCTCCACCTTTTACGAAACGGTAAAACTGGCGAGCAGCATTCCGAATTGTGGTTCTTGATGGAACTCCCTGATCTTTAGATGCCTGAACATCACCTTCCACAGGTTGATATGGTACAGGCCCATCTGGTAACATAGAAATTACGGATGGATCAAAGTTCCAAACCATTAACATTTTTAAAGAGTCATCTCCTTGAGTACGGAGAAGATCTACTTTTTTAGTCTTAACTCTTTCTGAATCTACGGCTTCCAATACCTCATGCACCAAAGGATTAGGTGGCAGTTCTTTTTTCTTAACTGTCACCGTCCTTGGCTTAGTCACAGGGGCTTTAGTTGTTGTAGTTTTGCGAGTTCTAGGTTTCCTAGTTGAAGAGGATTTACTCCTCGTCGTCTTCTTCGCTGTTGTCATTTTCAAACCTCACGGCTACGATTTCATCGGGAATTAGATTCCCATTTTCGTCATACATCTCAGGGTGGGTATATGCCACCGCCTGATTCTGCATATTGACGTAATTATTTTGTTGGGCTAACCAGCCAATTATACCACCTATTAATAAAAATGTCACGCATAATATACTGAACATAACAAGAAGTACAGTTGTTTCCATGTGGAACCTCCCAAGGTTAATTACTGGTTGTGTTTTTTATGTTGAATGATAAACTAAATTCTTTACCGAATAGAGTAAATCTTAGATCTAATAGATTTTTAGGCGGTGGTTTCGGTTTTGATTCTCCTTTTAATAATAGTTCAACGCCCTTATTTATGTCCACATCTGGAGGAATCATATCAAATTACCTTATGTTCTTTTAGATATTTTAAGGTTTGGTTAGCGTCACCTAGTACCTTACCATCCAATATGATCTGTGGCACAGAAAGAACATCAGGGAATTTAGTTTCAAACTCTTCTTCTGTATAATCCGTACCCAATTCTTTATACTCATATTCCTAGCCCAATAATTCAAGAACAGTTTTAATCTTGAAACACATTGGGCATTCCTCTTTTCCGTATATTGTGAACATAGATTTAATACTTAACTACTTCTAAAGTGGGCCAATCAGCTTCAAATACTAAAAGTCCTGTAAGGGATTTTTCGTTGATACAGACAGTAAGATAAACCGCATGTTTTGTTCCGTTTAAGGCACGACTTGTGCGGTCACCTATAAAAAGAACCCGACCTTCTAGTGCATTACCGCAACTTAGAGCATCGGGAACTCGTACTATCGAATCCTCACGGATTTTTCGAGTTTTCGCAGTATCTAAGAAAACTGTCTTCGATTCCGATTGTGTCCTGTTTCCCCTGCGATACCCAGAGGTGGCAAAATTCATAGAGGAACCTGACATGATCTAAATCATTGTAATTTTTAAGGGCCAAAAAAGATTCTTGACGCATTTTCATACGTCCATCGGAATATCTAAAATCACTCATCTTTCTCTAACTTACTAATTACGCTGTCCATTCTATCAAACAGTTCATCTGTAGACTTAAGATTATCAATATGAGAAATCATACCGCCAATCTCTCTGACGATATAAGGTTTTTCTACCTTAGCGGCAAAGGCAAGAGTCTCACGAAGTTTTAATTCTGCTTCTTGTAAACCGTCCTGTACTTGTTGAGATAAAGTCATAATCCTATTTGTTAATTGAATTCCAATCATTTTGGAATAATTCAAGTCCCTTATCGGTTAAGATGTGATTATACATCTTATCGAAAATCGAAGGAGGCATTGTTACTACATCTGCTCCCACTGAGAAACACTTAGCAACATCAGCCACATTTCTGAGAGATGCTGCAAGAACTTGTGTCCTTGATAGGTGCTCTTTATATAGAGAAGAAATGTCCTTAACCAATCCTACACCATCAAAAGAGTTATCATCAACTCTACCTACAAATGGTGAAATATAAGTGGCATCTGCTTTTGCAGCAAGAACAGCCTGTGCAACTGAAAAACATAGAGTTACATTTACAGTAAAACCATCGGATGCAAGCAGTTTACATGCTTTCAATCCTTCAGTTGTCAATGGAACCTTAATAGTAACATTCTTAAGATCTTTGAATGCTTGTGCTTGTTCCATCATCTCTGGAGCGTTATCTGCAACTACTTCTGCAGAAATAGACTCAAAGAAAGGAAATTCGCCAGAGATCTTTTTAATCGTCTCTACTGGGTCTCCACCACTTTTTAGTATAAGTGTTGGGTTTGTTGTCACTCCGTCTATAAGACCTGTCTGAACCCTTTCATTAATCAGATCAAAGTCGGCAGTATCAAGAAAGATTTTCATCGTTGTTTTTCTTAAGTTTTTTGTTTTCACGCTTTATCATCTTAGCGTATCTAACATCAGAATCAGTATACCATTCTGGGTGTTTTTTTGCAATCTTAATTAGTCTTTTTGCGGTTTTCCTCAAATCCTTCCTCTGGGCTTCTTCTAACATTAACTTTGTCCTTCGTATTCCTCAAGTGTGCCTTTATATTTAACACAGGAGATAGGTAGAAATACGCTCGGTCTTCTAAAGGCATAGATTCCCTTAATGATTGAACCATTAAAAGTTGTTTTTCTAAAAGAGTCATCAAATGATAGGGCCTTGGTTGTGAAGGCCTCGTCTCCTTAAATCATTCTGTACATATTCTATTACAATTTCTCTGATTTCCATCAGTTCATTGTAACACTTTTGATTGTGAGCACAACCACGGAGAGTATCATCAGGTTTATAAAGAGATTCAAGAAATAAAGAAATTGCTCTATC